TGCAATTGGACTTCCTTCAGCTAATAAAAACTTTGCAGGACCATCTGAAGGACCAGCACTTTTGTCAATAATTATACCAACATCTCGTGCAAATTGTTCAAATTCAGGTGTTACCTCATTTGCACCCAGACCTGTAAACCCTGTCTCACCTCTTGTTATTGGACCTGTGTAAATAGTTTTTATATAATCTGTAATGGCTTGGCTTTTCTTTGTGCCAAGTGGGTCATCAGAGTCGTCTTGTTTAAGTGCCTCTGTCATTGCATCAAACTTAGGCTGAATGTTTGGATTTTTAAACGTACCAGTTTCCGAAAATTTTTCTACATTTTGACGATACTGCTGATATGTGTCTGTTGGCTGTTGTTGCTGTGTTTGTTGTGCTTGCAATCTATCTGCATCTGCTTGATTATATACACCACGTGGGTCATAAGAACCACCCAATGCGCTTGCGTCCTTTAAATTGCCAGAAATCAAACCCTGTGCTACACTACCAGTGTTTGCAGCAGGTTTTGTTACGGGTTGAATAGGCGGCATAGGCTGTGCTACTTGTTCAAACTTTAATGGCCCATCAAGTGGCCCACCCATAGTAGTACCGCTAGACTTACCTACACCTTGTTGTGGTGCAGCATTTGGATTATTGTTTGGCAAAACATTTGTAGATGGATTATTAGGTAACACAGGGTCATTAAAACCCGGTTGATACCGCATAGCATTTACATCATTAGGATTTACATAAAGGTCAGAAATTGAATTAGGTTGAATGTTTCCCGGCCCATACGAAGTTGGAAGACTACCACCAGTCTGCATCTTCACCACACCACCTTTAGCCATCTGCATAGCCTTCTGCTGGTATGTTTGCATCTGCTGTTGACGCATAGGGTCTTGAGCAAGGTAATCTTGAAAGCCCTGCATGTTGCCTGAATAGCCCATAGCACGTGCTATCTTCTCCATGCCACTAGGCTTAAATGCTTTGAACATTGCCATCTATTAATCCCTACTCAATACTTTGTCTAATTTATCTTCAACACGATGCAAGGCATCCATTACTTTACTCATGTCGTCACGGAGTTCCATACGAGTTGCGTATTCTTCACGTGTTTTATTCAGTAGAATTTCCAAACGCTTAACTTCTGTTGACATATTGTTAATCCACCAACCAGCACCAACAACCACTAGTCCAAGAAGAATATCAATGAGGTTGGTCATTTCCATGATTAAACCTCTTCAGGCCAGTCGTTAATCGGTGCATTACCAGTTACATTTCCGTCTGCATCCATTGGCGTGTCAAACAGTGCTACGAAAGCAGTGTGGTTTGCCGCACCATCAATCGTTGCTTCGATTGTATTGCTTGCTGTACGAACAGCCGCACGGTACGTTGTGATGTCAGCAGGTACAGTGTAGTCAGCAACCTCTGTAGCCTTGATGACCATCCAATCTGTTGGTGCAAGTTTATACGATGCTGTTTCTTTTGTTTGCAGTTTATGCTTTGACTTCAAGCCAAGTGTTACAATTTGCTTACCTGTAATTGAATCAATGATAGGGTCACCATTTTCATCAACTTCGTTAACATCATCAAGTGCCTTTGGTGTGTTAGCATCCCACCAGAAGCGACTGTCAAATGATGCAGGGTCATCTTCCCACACAAGACCAGCAGCAGCCTTGTCTTCATCAGTCCAAATCATCCAGTTTCGTGGATGTGTAACATCAAAGGTATTACCTTCTTCGTCTGTTGCCGTGCCAACCCAGCTGCGTCCTGCACGGATGTATGTGTCATTGAATTTCCAAGCCATGATTATTCACTCCTTATCGTGCGTTGGCATATTTAAATGGTTGTTCGGCAATGGCTAAGTAGATGTAAGATGTGCTTTCATTGGTTCCTAATCCTGAAGATGCCCTTAATTTAAATCCATTTGAAAGGAAATCTATTGGATAAAGCGTTGCTTCTTCTGCGAAACTGCTATTTGCAAAGAGTGGTGTGGTCGCAACATTATAGGTGTTTCTTTGTACATCCCATATAAACCAATTAGAGGCCGTGGATGCTTTTACCATCACAAACGCAGGTCTGAAACCCGTGTAGATAAATGGGCCATCTGTCGAACCATTGCCAGTGTAACTGCCCACCTTGCACATCCCTTCCGCATTTGCAAAACAGTAGGCTATGTAGTTAATACCGCTAGTATTATTCCAACCAGATTGACCAATGCTAAATACACTAGAAGTTGGCGCAGTGTCGTTCCAGACAGTTGAGTTGTCTGTTGTGGCATTAGTTGTTTCAAGCGTTAAATAGTCTGTTTCCGGCTGTGACGTATTAGCAGAGTGATAAACAAACCAGTTTGACACAGCCCCACGACCCTTAGTTATAATCATATCGGGCTGAGTGTTGAGGCCGTGTCCAACAGTAGCCCCAGCCGTGGCATTGCCAGTATAACCTACAATGCTAAACCAGTTCTGTTGGCTAGTAGCCCCAACACTTACAGTGCTTGCGATACTGCCATCGGTGTTGCTCACGCCAGTGCCGCCAGCTTTCCAGTTCCAACCAACGTAAGTTCTGCCGTTAAAATATAACTCATCGCTATTAATGCTTGTTTCAATAAACTGATAGCCAGTATCCGTTACACTAAATGTAGTACCAGAAGTGTTGTTTGCTCCTTCTGCAACAGTGCTATTAGAAACAAGATACTTATCAGTAATTGATGTATTCCCACGCACAACATCAATTAAAAAGTGACGTTCAATATTGTTGCGGTTTTTAATCCAGCTAAAGTCAGGCCGGAATGACAAGTTTCCGTGCGTGAATGTGCCATTGGTTGTTGCAGCGGTATAAAGCATGGTGTCAAAGTAATCAGTTGGCGTTTCATCATTCAGCGTGTCGATAGCACCGCTTGGCAGGTTGGCTGAACAGAGCGACAAGTAACCTGAAGGTGGGGCGTACTTGAAGTCACCGTAGCCATTCGCATCAGAGTTGCCGCCAGCGGTGGTTGCGCCAGCGAATGTGCTGTCTTGACCGAAGTTCACTATCCAATTTCTTGCACTAGATGTACCACTGCCAAAGAAAGGAACAAGTTCACCGCCAAACTGTGTAGTAATCCCGGTAATAATTGCACCAGTACCAGCCGCAGGGTCAGCACTATTCTGCCAAACTCCGTTTAATCCGTGATACAAATTACCGTTATCAGCATCGTAAGCAATCATAGCAATGTCATTGGCTGACCAGTTCGTCATTGTTGCTGATGAACTGCTTGTGCTTGTAGCGTTGTTGTAAATAACACCAACAGAGCCGTTGTTATAAATAAAGTATGCTGGATAAACCGTTTGTGGGTCAACCTGTGGCATCTTACCATTTTCGCATACGCCAAACTCACCGTGCGTGCTGTCCATCCTAACTTCCCAGTAATACTTGCCACTGGTTAAACCGAATGAACCACGAGAATTGTAGTTATAGCTAGACTGACTTATCTTCAGATTGCCCTCTGAATAAGAGGTGCTAATGTTGTCCAGATTGTTTAGCACAGCAAAATTATTAGTTGGTGTATCAAGTACATAATCACTTGCAGCAATGTTGAAAGAAGTAAAGTTATTACCATTACCACTGGTATCGTTGGCGTTACCAGCAAACTCCAGATGGAAACCGTTAGTGCCATATGAACCGCTGTATTCTTTTGGAATCCAGATGCCTGATTTGGTTTCGCCGAAGGAAGTTGGTTCTAATGCAGTGCCGTCAATGAAGTTGACATCAGCTAAATATCCGTCTAAATAGTTGGCACTGCCTTGGCCATCTTCAGTTCTTCCTATTTTATGGGTGTAAGAACTGTTCATTATACCTGACACGCCATTCAATGATGGATAAGTCGTGCTGACGATTTCTGTCGCAAAATTTGTTACTCTTTCGCCATTTATATACATTCTCATTCTGTCAGAAGCAGTTCCGTTTGTAGTATCAAAAACCCAAACAAGATGATACCAAGCACCAACATCACGCAAAAGATTTGCAGAGTGCATCCATCCTTGAAGTGCATCATTATAAACAAGAAATGCCATTTTGTTAGAAGTGCTAATTTCAAGTCTGGTATAGTAAATAGTTCCAGTTATTAACCCCGAAGCAAAAATAACTTGACTAGTGTTAATGTTCCCTCTTTTAAGCCAGCAAGAAAATGTATACGTGGTTCTTGTGCCATCACTTGCAAAAGTTTTAGTTAGATGCGCACTATCGTTGTCATTGAAGCGCAACGAGCCATCAATCTCGTGGTCGTAGAAACCACCACCGGGGTTATACATCCAATGTGCAGATGTTGTTAAAGACATAAGTTATCCTCTATTAAGCAAACGCCAACTGTGGTGTACCAAGTAGAATGTTACCAGATGCCTGAACAAAGTACGGAACAATATCTACTGCACCTGCTGTTCCTGACAATGTAAGACCAGCACCACCTGCTGTTTCCCAATCAGTACCTAGTGATACAGTACGTCCAGCACCACTGTGAATGAAAATGAATACACCAGAAAAACCTGTAAGTTCAGTTGAAGGATTATTCAACGTAATGTTGCCTGTAAGCGTCCACACAAAACTGTTATAGTTTTGAAGGTCGGGTGTAACTGCACCTGTTTTACTTGCAGTTTCAACTGAACCCTGCACGTTTTCAAAGGCTTGAATATAGTTTGTTCTGAAGCGGATGTTCTCAGAAGCACCAGTCACAATACGCATTTCATTTGCGGCAACAAAGTCAATATATGTGTCTGTATCACCTTCATGGTAAACTTTGTCAGCAAGGTAGATGTTATCTACTGCGTTAAGATTGCCATTGATGTTAACACCTGCAAAGGTAACAGAGTCTCCTGTACCAACGGCCTGACCAATAGAAACTGTATCAGCCGCAACAGTAACACCTGTACCTGCACCAACATTGAGGGTTGGTGTCCCTGATGTACCGCCACCTGTAAGGCCGTTACCAGCAGTTACACCCGTGATGTCACCAGTTGCACCAGTAGCAACAGCCGTTACACGTCCGTAAGCGTCAACGGTAATCGTGTCGATTTTAGTGTCGTCAGAAGTTGAACCATAAGTGCCAGCACCTACGCCGCCTGTAGCCATATTCAGCGTTACAGTTCCGCTTGTACCGCCGCCTGTAAGGTTTGTGCCAGCAGTAACACCCGTGATGTCACCTACGTTTGTTGTAAATCCAGAATCGTTATTGAAACCAGAGATATTGATGTTGCCTTTAGTCAACTTGTGTTGAGAACCATCTGCGCTATCAACTACAACAAAATAATCACCGTCAGTGTTAGTAGTGGATGTCGAAAGTTCATTTAAGTCAAGGTTAAGCGTATGTGCAATACCTTCACCAGATGTAGCACCAGTAGAATCAATACCAGTTCCACCTGTAATAGTGCCTACATAGTTTCCTGTTGTATCCGTACCAAGAGCAACAGAGTTTGCCGTTACGCCACTTGCTGTGGTAGCGGTGGTAGCATTACCTGAAAGTGATGCTGTAATAGTCCCAGCAGAAAAATTGCCACTTGCATCACGGGCAACAATTGTGCTTCCCGTGTTTGCAGAGGTGGCATTAGATGTGACTGTAAATGTTGCGCCTTCAGCACTGGCTGAACCAGAAAGACCTACACCGCTTACTGCACCAGTAGCAATGTAGTTGCCAGTTGTGTCAGTACCAAGAGCAATACCATTAGCAGTATTAAAACCACTAACAGCAATATTTGCTTTTGTTAGTTTTCGTTGTGTACCAGCCGTGTCTACAACTACAAAGTAATCACCATCACCATCAGTTGTAGATGTAGTCAGTTCATTTAGATTAAGTGAAATTGTAGGTGTTGCACCTTCAGATGATGCACTGCCATCAAGTCCCGCACTTGTTGCAATAGTAGCGACATAGTTACCTGATGTTTTAGTGCCAAGTGTCACAGCATCATTGGCAATCTTACCAGTTGTTACCGCTAAATCAGCAATACCGCCTGTGCCGATTTGTGGACCTTCACCTGTCGTACCATCGTGACTGTGGCCTGTGCTTGCGTTAAACGCCGCCTGAATTGCATCAAACTCTCCGTCAAGGTCAGAGGCGTTGATTACGTTCCCGTCAGCAATGTTATTGGCGGTATCATTACGAGTGTAACCTGTACCCATTATTATCTCCTAGCGTTGGTAGTATACTGCAATGTAGCAGCGTCAATCGTAAATACAGCGTCTGTGTTTGTTCCTGTTGTTTCATATAGAATAGACACTGTAAATCCTGAACCTATTGTTTGTACATCATAGATTGCTTTTTGTTTTACACCAAAGAGTGATGTACCATAAATACCAGAACCGTATGTAATAGATGCTGCTGCATCACTTGACAACACAGAGTCTGGTTGTACTGAACCCGGCTGGTCAAAGTCAAACTTGAGTGAGAACTCAAGGTCAAAGTCACCATTTACGTCCAGATAAGTTGTTCCTTTGTAGATTGTCTTACGTACATTGGGGTCACCCAAAGGAACAAACGGTGTAGCAAAGGTAGCTGGAATATCTGTTCCATCAAATGTATTGCCCTGCTCCATCTGATATACATATCCATCTGCGTTACCAAAGTAGATACGTTCTGCAAATCCATCATACTCACTGTATGTTACAAATGCATTGATGCCTCGCATGTCATTGAAGGCTAAACCTTCTTGCAGCTGTGTAGCACCAATACCTTTTGCAGAATCATTCGTGTATGTGTTATTGTATCCAAATAAACGATACTGACTTTTTTCACGAATGACTGTACTTGCAAATCCATCAGGACTACTTGTAATCAAATCTAGTATCTCAACCTGAATAGTCTTTGATACTGCTGCAAGACTAAAGTCACCAATGCGGTCTGTTGCAGAGAATAAGCGAAGACCATCTGGACCAAGAAATAATACGTCACCGCCAATTTCCTGAATGGTATCTGCAGCCACACAACCCAAGTCACGGGATACTGGTTGCATTACAAAGTCTGCTACACTGTTACCATTTAGTACATTAATACTATTTTCACTAAAGATAATCAGTTGTTCACGAAAAACAATCAAGCCTGTGATTGTATCTGCAACATTAATTATACCACCACCATTAGCAATTGTAAAGTCATCATCTTCATATGGAGCAGAAAAAATTACTTTTTTACCGTTGCCAAGAACGATGTGGTTTTTAAAGTTGACAACAAAACTTGAACCAGAAGTATCTGCAGACAGTGATGTCAGTTGTTCAAATGTTGTACCGTCAAATCTGTATGGCTTACCTGTGCCATCCACAAGCATCAGTTTTTCTGTACCATCAAAGTCATACTTTAGAAAACGTACCTTGGCAGTACCACCGATGGTAACACCTGCGCTACTATAGGTGGCGTTGTCACTTATCTGTGTCCAACCTGTGCCACTAGACCTAAACAGGTCATCGCCTCTTACAGCATATACTTGACCATCGTATCTGTGTATTCCACGAACAACTCCTGTATTAGATAGAGCATTCGTATCAAACTTCTCAAACCCTTCAATACGTGTGTAACCACCGAAGATGGAAGGTTCAAAGTTTCGCAGAATACGTGCAGAACCCGGTGCTTGAAAACCTTGCTGATACGGGGAAAGGTTTGTAATCAAGCCACCCTTAAATTCAAACGAATGGGTCTGCCATGCATCAGCCATTAGATGGGAAACCTCGCATAGCCCATTCGTCCACCGCCACCTGTGTTCTGTGGAATCATATATGAACGTACATAGTATGTGCGGTTAATCAGCATTGAACGCATATTCTTAATACCTTCTTCAAACTTTTCTTTTGCAACCAAAGCGTCCTGTGTATTGCCACGGAATAGATATGCATAATGCATAGCACCGTCTACAACAACGTGCTTAAATCTTTCAGGCACAGCAGGAACATCATCATAGAGTTCCAAGTCTACAGGCACACGATAATACTCGTACACAACTGTATATGCAGCATTTGGTTCAGGGGTGAGGATATATTCAAGGGCAGGGCCATGAGCAACAAGTTGTGGCACACCCTGTCGTCCATTGGAATTATACTCTTGGTCTACATACTTCTCAAGATACTCTTCGTATGCAATGATGCCAAGTTTAGTTGTGGCATTTCCAAGTGTAGTGTTTTCTTTAATACGGAAACTGTCAAAATCAATAACCTTACAATCCGCAGGAAACGCATACCGTGTCACATCTGCTGACAAAGTATCTTCTTGTTCTACGTGATTGAAAGGCCAGTTAAATTCTGATTGATTAATGTGGCGAAGAGAAGCATTGATTGCATCTTTGGCATGAGCATAGAAACCTGCCGCATTTGCAAAGTTAGACGAAGTAAGTTCCACTTCGTTAAGTCTGCGGTTTACTTCGTTTACAAGTCCTAGATAATTATATGCCATTAGTTTTCTCTTATCTTTAATTTGACAGTACGTTCAGCTTGACTTGCAGTGCTGTCCACAATATTGCAAGTAAAAATGTACTCACGATTTAGTACGCCACCACCCAAATTAATTGTAGCCACCGTATTAGTATTCGTCTGTGCAATATTTTGAATACTGTCCGTGACTGCATTGGATGATGCAGTAGTAAGAGTTTGACCAGCACCTAGTTCTGTCTTACCAATTTCTGGTGTTTGTACATACCATGTTACAGACGAAATGGTTGCGGTATCCAGAAAACGTGACCAGTCAATACTGTAGTCCAAACTTTCATCAGGGTCTTTTACAGGCCAACGAAATGACATTTACTTCTCCTATGCCGCCATTCTGCGTTCAGCAGCAGTATCATTACGTGGCACATAAGCCACTCTACGTCTGTCATAGTCTGCCGCAACGAATGTAAAGATTACACCTGTTGCTGTCACACTACCTATACCGAATGTTCCCTGTACGCCTGTTACAGTAAAGGCATTACTCAATGCCACTGTACCAATAGCACCTGTGCCTTGTACACCTGAAACAATGCGTTCCGTTGGTTGGTCTTCAACTTCGCCAACTTGAGCAACACCTTCAACACCTGTAAGTGTGACTGTATTACTATGCTCTAGCGCACCGATGCTACCTGTTGCAGATACACTATCTACCTTTTCAGCAATATTAACTTGGATTGAACCAAGTGCTGTAGTACCTTGTACCCCAATAGTAATTGTTTCATCCACACGTGGTTCAGGTGCAGTAACAAAACCAGTCATTGCTGGCATGGTTACAGGAACACGGTTGACTGACCGAATGTTGAGTGTGCCGATGGTAAAGGTTGCAGATACGCTGTCTACTTTTTCAGACAATCTATATTGAGGTTGTGTAAGACCCGTACCTGTAGTGCCTATGACACCAGTAATACCAAACGCAATATTTGGCGATACTGTACCAATCTGTCCTGTACCTGCTACACCAGCAAGTGTTACAGTATTGGCAAACTCAAGTGTTCCAATAGAACCTACAAGAGCATTTGGTCCATATAGCGGTTCTGTAATATCAATTTCAAATGCATTGATATGTATAGTGCGAGTAAGAGCAGTTCCACTAACTCCAGTTAACGCAACAGTAGGTGTTACAATTCCGTAACTAGCGGAACCATAAGCACCAGTACCATAAAGAGCATCACCAGAGTCGTAGAACGCCATGTTCTACTCCTTACGCAATACGAACGATAGCGTTAGATGCGTCAGCAGTTGGGAACTCAATAGTCAAGTCACCAGCAGTAGCAGAAACTGTACCACCAAAATCAATCACACAAATAGCAGAGTTGCTGTTTGCAGTATTGTAAATGATACAACCGTCAGCAGATACTGTTACGTTTGCAAATACTTCATCAGTAAAGTCTACAGTTGCTGTAGTACCATCTACTGAAATAGTCGCACCGTCAAGTACCTGACCACCAGCAGTGTAATTAGTGCCAGTTGCTTCGTCAGAGTTACCAGTTACGTCTGAGTAATTCGTTGTAGCAGCACCATACGTACCAGTAGGTGATGCTTTAATTAGTGCCAGTTTAAGTGAATCCGTGTCAAGGTCGTGCAAGCCACCTAACAGTTCTTGCTTAAAGCTGGTACACATTGCAGTTGTGATTGCCATTTGTTTTCTCCAATATTATCACAAGATGTAAAGGGGCAAGGTATTAGCCCTGCCCCAATATGTTAGTTAGGCGAGTGTGTCGCGGTCAACTTCGTCAGCACCCATGCTGCCCATATCGGATACGTTAAGCATCAACGCCCAAACGCGAATCTTACCCGCAGTCAGCGAAGTGACAGCGTTCAATTCAACGTCAAGAGTATCAGCAGAAGTAACCATTACAGGGTTAGCA